ATTATTGTTTGGAAACTTCTGAGGATTTAGGATTCTCTATGAACATAAAGAAGTTTGGTTTTAGTATATGGATAGATTGTGATTGTAAAGTTAAACACGTTTAAGGAGGAAATGATGAAGAAGGTTGATTTGATTAGTGCGTACAACATATTTGAAATGATTCTTGAGAAGAATAAAAAGAATGTAAAGTTCAATTATCTTGTCGCAATTAATAAAAGTAAGATTGAACCCATTAAGAAAATTATTGAGAATATACAGAAACCGTCTGAAAGTCAAATGGAATATGAAAGAAGAAGAATAGAGGTTTGTCAAGTCCATTGTGATAAAGATGAAAACGGTGAGCCCATCATAAAAGATGTTATGGGGAAACAAATTTATTCAGGACTTAACGATAACGAAGAGTTTAAGAAACGATACAATGAACTCAATGAAGAATGTAAATCTGTTATAGAAGAGATTGAAAACAAACAAAAGCAATTGTCTGAATTGTTGAATGAGGATGAAGATATTGATTGGAAGAAAATAGATATAGATTTGTTCCCAGATGATTTACTTGAAGGAAATATTATTGAGTTTTTCATTAAAATTGGCCTCATTAAAGAGATATAAATAATTAGAGGAAGATATGGCAATTAGACAATATGCAAGTAGGTGGGCTGTCGATTTATCTAAAAACATTGTAAATGATGGTGTTGTATATGATGTGGATGCTATAAATCAAAGTATAGAGTTTATTTTGTCAACTTTCTTCGGTGAACGAATGTTTAAGTTGCGGTTTGGGTCTCCATTGGGTAGGGTTCTTTTTAACAGTCTTAATGAAAACACTGGTGAAAAGCTACTCAATGGTGTTATAAATGCAATAAGAAGATATGAAAATAGGATTGTTATATTGGATGATGAATCGCAATTAATTTTATATCCCGACCAAAATGCAATAAGATTAAATATTTTGTATATTTTAAATGATAGACAAATAACAAGTAAATTTGATAAAAAAATCTATCTATAGGAACTGATAAAATGGCAAGTAATTTTCTAAATTATACTGGATTGACATTTGATGAGATTGTTTCTCAGGCAGCATCTAAACTTTCTCAAGATAGTAATCTTATTAATTTGAGAGATTCAGAACTAAAACAATTCGTTGTTGATATGTTGGCAGCTGTGGCCGATATGAACAATTACAATATAGAGCGAGTGGCAGAGGAAAATTTCTTTGATTTTTTAAAGAAACGAAGCTCTGCTGTTGGTCTTTCTAAGAATCTTGGATATGATATTACAAGAGCTATTCCATCAGAAGCAAAGATTAAGATTCGTTTAAGTGGAGATTTGACAGCCAAAAATATTCAGGTTGATGATTATTTTCAAATTCCTATTTGGACAAGTTTTACGTATGGCGGTCAAAGTTTAATACTCAAAGATACATTTACTTATATTTTTTCAAGCTCTGATGTTAATAGTATATCAACCAACGGTGAAGATTTTCAACTTGACATAGAATATGATGTTAATGGCAACGAAATTGAGTTGGTTCAGGGAGAACTGACTGATATTGTTATCGATGGTAGTACAAATGACCAGATTGGAAAAACATTCCAAACTTACAAAATATCAGACACTGAGTTTAGTAATAAATATGGATCTAAGGATTATAACACTCCAATGACACGTGTCAAAGTCGGGGAAACCTATGCGGACGCAACAGAATATGTCATAAATAGACGTTCTCTTATTAGTTGGGAAGTTATTAGTAATTCTCAACTTGGGGAAACTCAGAGTGTGTGTGTTTTGAGAAGTACTCCAGGTGAAAATATGGAATTGAAGTTTGGTAATGGTCAATTTGCTGAACTTGGAGCGGTTGAGGTGTCTGCCGATGGACCATCAACAACATCACAAAACATATACATTACTTATCTTAAAACTAAAGGGAGTGATGGAAATAAAATTGGTGCAGTTGGAAAGAAATTAAGTACATCTGCGAATGTAACTGTTAATGGGGAAGATATAACTAACAATGTAGAGTTTATTTTCACTACAAATATAAAGAATGGTTCTGATTTTGAATCAATAGAATCAATTTCAACCAATGCTCCCAACATATATTATTCACTTGATAGGGTTGTTAGTAAAAAAGATTATGAGTATTATCTAAAGTCGTTGACTTCTCCCATAAATATTAAAAATGCTTTTGCGTGGGGAGAGCAAGAAGAATATGAAAAAAATAATTACGAACCTATTCCTAAACTATTTAATGTTGCTTTGTTTTGTTGTTTGGCTTCTATTTATAATGTTGATTCGTCTCCATATAGTGTGAGAACTGAATCTAATAATTTGAACGATTCACTTTTAGATTTAGAATATGACGAGGATGGAGTTCAAAACCAAAGTTATTTTAATGTTTATGTAAAGCAAAATGTGGTAGAACAATTGAAGAGATATGAAACGTCTGCTACAGTGTGGGTCACATATGGAGATGAAGAAAGTAATTTTAATGCGCAGAATTTTATAAGTACATATGATACTTCTGCGTTCATGGTCAATTATACATCGGACGTATTTTTGAGTGCTTTCGGGGGGTATCAAGAATTGATACTTGATTTATCAGTAGCTACGGATGAAAATGATATTGCGAGTGAGATACAAACAAAATTAAGAACGGTGACAGATGATAGATTAAACTCCTCACTTAATCCAACTTATGGAGAGTTATTTTTCAGTGCGGTGAATGTAAATTGGGATTCTGTTAATAGTAGGTTTGTAATTTCCGGCGATTCAACAGACTTAGGGTATGTTCAATCAATTGAAGATGATGTAAATCTTGTAAGTACACTTGGATTAGATAGTAATCTTGCATCTAAAGTAAGTATTTTAAGTGTAAATGATTTAGAAAGTGATAAAATCAATTTAGTTGTTGATGAGTTGGATAAACGATCACAGATAACACTTAAAAATATTTACATGTCTCCAATTTTACAGAATTTTAACATAACAGGCACCATATACGTTAATAAATTTGCAGATAAAGAAACTCTACATACCACAATAAAAGATAATTTATATGAGTGGTTTGATAAAAATATAGATTTTAATACAGAAGTATATCTGTCTAACATAGTAGAACAAATAGAGAAATATACTAACGTAAAATATGCTAACATAGATATTGTTCCAAATGTTCCGACACCAACAGGAGAATATTTTTTCAGTGCTGATGATTCAATATTTGATAATGTTCAATATGCCGCTGATAAATCGGCAATTGTAAATGCATTTATTTTTTCACTGGATGATTATTTTACAGTCGGTGGAAATATAGCTACTGATTATTTAACCGAAATAACCACAAATATATATAACTATAACGGTTCAAATAAATCACTGATATATGATAATCTTTCTTGGTTTAATCACATAACAGAGCGCAGTTTTTACAATGATTTTGTTCAGCTTTTATATAACGCCTTACCAAATTATAATTCTAAAGGTGGTACTCCTTTCAGAGACACTCAGGATTTTATACGCACTGTTTCTAAAATACATAAAGATTTGGCTTATATAATAAGATATAATATGCTTGATACACACGGTAACATTGCAGAAGAGAAGAGATATAAAACTGTGAACGGTATTGAAACGTTGGTAAAATATAAAGGTGGATATACGCTGGGCAGTGAGATACCAAAATTCAACGTTAATACTTCCATACAGTATGTGGGGGGTTGATGTGAATGTAAACTACCCGATTAGGTTTGATGCAAATAAGGAAATTTCATTGGATAAAATGACACCTGAATATTTGAAACAGAGTGAGTTTATTTTGTTGATAAATTTCATAGAAGATTTTTTTAATTCGATGTATGATGGTGATGGTTATTATACGATAGAGGAATCTTAATGTCATTGACACAATACACATATCTTTATACGTCTGCTGATAACGGTAAAATATCAATATCAGAAAAAATAGACAGAATAACTGAATTGCAAAATCCAGATTTAATTGATTTGGAACAGTTGCAATATTTGGCCAATAACCTTGGTTACAATGTTGATTTGAATAGGGGGGATTTAGGTATAACAATACCAACCGAATTGAGCGCTGATACTTCTGCGGATGAAGTTGGTAAATATTTAAGATTTGTTGTTGAGAATCTTCCAGAATGGTATAGGACAAAAACAACTCGTTCTTCTGTAAGAACAATGTTGCTTTCTTTTGGTATTGTTGGTGATATAACAACCTATTATACTAAAAACTATCTTCCTGAAAGTCAAGGGGGAATTTGGACAAGTGAAGATTATGACTTAAAAGGTTCTGAGTTGACAAACATTCCAAACAGTTTTTATCCAACTCCGCATTTTACACTTTGGGCAGATTTAGATCAGAGTACAAGTAGTTTGAGTTGGGATTTTGAAAAACGTGAACAGTTAATAAGAGCAATTGACTCGATTAAACCAATTAATACAGTATTTAGAAATCTGTCCGCTTTTGTTAAGAGATATGTCAATGTTAAAGTTGCTGCGTGGGCAAGATTTAATAGATACATACGGATTGAGAGCGATACCGCTTCTGATTTTTGGGTATAAATAATAAAAAGAGTTATTTATAAAGGAGACTTTTGAATGTCTAACGTTGTTTTGATGGATAGTGGTCTAACATATGCAATTTCGGCTGCTAATGCTGGACCTTTGATAGCAATAAAATACTTTCTTCCAGTGTATGATTATAGAATAGATTCAAATGTTCACAATGGAGAAGATTGGGGAACATCTGTAATAGACCTTTCTGCATCGGCATTGTCGGGTGATACTACACCTCACGGGGAAATAATTTACAATATAGATGAAACTATTAAAAGTTATGATTTTTCAGATACGGATAATTATGTATTTTTAGATGGTACTGAAAATGTAAATTCTGCTACTGGGCCGGGTGGAACGTGGGAAATATCTGCTTCTGTGATGTCAAAGGAACAGTATATTAATCTTTATGATGACACCCCCATGTTTGATTGCGTTTCTGGTACAAGCGTTCAATATGTCAGTGCTTCACCAACGGAAGGCTATTGGGTTGTTGAGGGCGCTGGTATTGTTTCTGGTGATAATTCAATTCCAGCCGAAACTTCAACTGGAACAAATTACTTTTTTCCTATTACTGATTATTATCCTGTTACTGATGGTAGTACAGTTCGTGGTAGTTGGAAATGTAGATTGACTAAAAATATAGGAAATGTTAAATTTAATAAAATAGCTCTATATTGTGTTCAAATAGACGGTTCGGGTAATGAAGTTGGAAGTCCTGTTTTATTTGCACAGGCTATGCTTTCTTCTCCTGTTGTGAAAACTAATTTTGCTGCTAATGGATTTGATGATGTAGTGATTGATGTCCAAGTTAAAATAGATTCTTTAACTGCTGATTTTTCTGAAGTGTTCCATTCTACTTCTGGTGACTATTGGAGTAGAACTCCGGGTGGGCTTTACTATGCAGAAAATATAGGAATTGGTACATTTACTGAGAGTTTAATTGCTCCTCAAGCAAGATTGGACATTAAACCAAGTGATGACACTTCACATATAAGACTCAGAAATGCAAATGATGATAATCATTATTTAGAAATGTCTTTATTGTCGGCAACTAATGATTTACAAATAAGTGCAACCAGCGGTGATATTATATTTAAAGGTGACGTGTATGTTGACGGGTTGTATGGTAATAATACCACAATGTTAATATCTGCATCTGATACTGTTGATTTGCGTGGTGATTTTGTTGATGTTAATGGTTTTACTACTTTTAACAACACCATTGATTGTCGTCAAGCGTGTGGTGTCACTGGTGATTTGAGTGCGATTGGTACAAATTCTTATATATTTGCTGATAATAATTATTTTACTGATATGACAATAGTAAATAAAAGCGATAATAGTAAACGTGGACATATCGCTGCTTTATCGGATGGTAATTTACAGTTAAGTGCTTCTAATGATGTAAGAATATTTCCTAATTGTGATTTTTTAGTTCATCGTATAAGACCAGAAGGTGCGTTTTGGGATGTAATTGATATATCTGCCGATGGGTATGTAACTATAGATAGTGATGTTGGTATATTATTGGGTGGTAATGTTAATGGAACAACTTTTGGTTATCCATATTTAAAACACAACGGTAATAGTTTAGAGGGGGTTGATGTTGGAACTGTTGCTGATGATGTTTTTGGTGATAGATTTCATTTAATAACGAGTGCAACTGATGATAATACATTTACGACATTTAATTTACCAAGTGGATTTTCACATACAAATACTATGGTAATGTCAATTCAAATAAATGTTGGTAGTGATTGGTATGGTTTGTGGGCTTATGGTGGCGTTGCGTCAGAGGATTATTATTCAATAAGTGGAACTGCAAATAGTTTAACTGTTACACACTATTCGTCATCTTTAAGAGAGAAAAATATAAAAATTCTACTATATAAAACGAGTTAATTATGGGTGCTCCTAATGTAGCAAATTCATCTAAATATACGGTAGCTTTTTCTAACATACCAACATTGGATTTAATAAAAGATTTGAATCTGTATGATTGGTATGTTAAATCTTGTACATTGCCTGATTACAATATAATGGAGATGTATTCAGATTTTCAGAGAAGTAGAATTAGGCATGTGGGTTCAAGGTTAAATGATGATATTACTCCTTTACAAATTGAATTTAAACTTTCAGAAGATGGCATGAACTATTTCAATCTTGTGTATTTCATGGTTAAACTCCGGGCCGGGGAACTCACATCTCAGACTGTAAGGGACAATTTAATAAAGCGAATAGATTTTATTCTTCTTGATAATCAAAAACGCGAGAAGTTGAAAATATATTTCACCAAAGCATTTCCTATATCAGTGAGTAGTTTGAATATGGGTTATGGAGAAGATGAAGAAGTTTCATTTACGGTAACATTTACATATGATGAAATGTTTCCAGAAGTCATCGCATAAATACTTATAGGCGTATCGTTTAACAATTACAAAGGAAGTGAATATGAGTAAGTTTGGAGTTGATGTGAAACTGTTGGCGGAACCGAAGATTATTAAAGAAACCCTTTCACGTATGGGTATTGCTAATAAAAGGGATAAAATTCTGTTCCCATCATGTTATCTTTTTCGTAAAGATGATGGTGATTATATGATAACTCATTTTAAAGAAATTTTTCTTTTAACAAGAGATAATGCCTATAATCAAATTTGTGAAGAAGATATTTCAAGGCGCAATGCTATTATTTTTCTATTGAAGCAGTGGGAACTCATAGAAGTGGCTGACGAAGATGTTGAACCACATGATATATATGTATTTTCTTTACCTTTTTCTGAAAAACAGAGTTGGCGAATCGATAATAAAATTAACACACGAACCATTCCAGAATTAAACTAAAGGAGTTATTTACAAATGGCTATTTGGAAAGATTATCTTAAAACTATCGGCGTTATTGAAGAAAAGAAATCTTCGACTGACAGAGCACGTGAAACTTTGAGTGCTATTATGAAAGCTACTGTTAAGAGTGACAATAAAGATGCTCAGGAAATTTGGGATATGGCAAATGATATTTTGCAGTGGTATGATGAAAATGGCAGTTTTACTCCGGGCCAGGCGAAGTGGATATATAACACTTCCCAATCATTTTTTAACAAATAAGGATTTAAAGATGTCAATTTTTTCAACATATTTAAATGAAGTTTTTGCTGAAAAAACTGAAACTTTTAAATCCGTGGAAGAGGTAGTTGACCGCATCATAGAAGAGACTGGTAATAAAAAAGATGCTCTTAAAATGGTCAAAGACCTTGAACGTAAAAACTCATTTGTTAAGAAAAACAAAAAGGAAATCGAGAAATTAATCAATCAGATTCCTAATAATATGTTTTCTGAATCATCTGAAGAATATTTTGGTGCTGATATAGTAAATGATGATGAAGAGGATGAAGATAGTTGGGATGATGTTGAAGAATATTATGATGATGAAGATGAATTTTTCGATGATGATGAAGATGATTGGGGTGATGAAGACGAAATGAATGAGGGTGTTCGCAGGGTGCGTGTGGTTCGTGGTAATAAAGTTATGATTAAAAAGCGCAGCACTCGACCCGGATATAAAATGGTTGGTGGTAAAGAGCGCAGAATGGGAGCATCTGAACGTAGAGCAAGAATGATTGCACAACGTAAGGCTGCGCGTAAGCGAAAAGGTATGAAATCTAAGATTCAACGTAAGCGAAAGATAAGTATGCGCAAACGCAAGGTGTTTTCTCGCTAACTCATATTTTGTTGTTAATAACATAAAAGCAATTGCATTATTCTTTTTGGGTGATGCAATTGCTTTTTAGATATACTTGCATATCATCTGAGAAAAGTTTATATTTTGAATAAATATTGAAAGGTGGTGTTGAATGATAAAAATCATTTCTGGATGGAGTAATTCCGGTGGCTCCACGACGGCATTTATTTTACTTACAAATTTACTAAATGATTATGGGTTTGATTGTTGTTTTTATGGTCCTCATAAATGGCATTTAGATAAAACAAAAGCTAATCATTTAAAACAGTTGAAAATATATGAAAACGACATTTGTATTTTTCATTTCTTAAATATTCCAAAAGTTCAATGTAGAAAGCAGATTTTATCTTCCCACGAGCAAGACATATTCCCATTACAGAAAATAGATTATACTATATATGATAAAATTCACTATGTTAGTGAGCATCAAAAAGATTATCATAAGGTAAATCATCCACATTTCATAATTCCTAATGTCCTTCCAAAGCTAACAATAAGTAAAAATCCTAAAGGGATTTATGGTGTAATTGGGTCCATTGATAGAAATAAACAGGTTCATGTTTCGATTGAAAAAGCACTTGCGGACGGAGCCAAGAAAGTATTAATTTATGGTAACATAACAGATTATACCTATTGCAATGAAAAAATAAAACCCCTTGTAGATAAGTATAAAAATGTTGAGTTTTTAGGGCACTGTGAAGATAAACAGTCGATGTATGATAGCGTTGAGCGGGTCTATCAAGACAGTGAATTGGAAACGTGGGGTTATGTTAAAGCTGAATGTCTAATGACCGGAACCCAATTCTTTGGAAGTGAAGCAACTAACAATATAGAAATTTGGAATAATGAAAGAATTTTAAAGGCTTGGATAAAGGAGTTAGAATTGTGAAAGTTGAAGTTTCAAAAGTAAAAGTAACTATTGGTGATGTTGAACATGAATTGACAATGAAAGAGTTGAATGATTTAGTATGTGCGATACAAGAATATAAATCAAAACTGAATATCCAAAACGAGTGGAGTGGTTATTGTGGTTCTCCTTATGTTCACATTTATGATGACGGAAATGTTGATTGGTCAAAAATTGATAACTGTAAGAGGTAGTTTATGATTAGAATACTAACAACTAATTACAACACGTCTGCTTATATTCATAGATTTATTTATTCTTTACAGAGTCAATCTGTAAAAGAATGGAAGTGTTATATCACTGATGATATGAGCACTGATGGAAGTCAACCTTACATTCAGTCATTGATTAGTGGTGATGATAGATTTGAGTTGATAGAAAATATCAAAAAGTTTTGGCAAACTGGAAACTATTATCAGGTTTTGCAAAAAGAAGAGATTGATGATAATGATATTGTAATTACTGTTGATGGTGATGATTGGTTGCCTGATGATGGAGTTTTTCAAAGAGTATTAGATTATTATAGTGATGGTAATACTTGGATTACTTTTGGTCAATTTATGCATTATCAA